ATTCTCGTGTACAGTTTTGATAACTTCATGTCCAAGTTCCTTAAGAACCGTCCACATAATGTCTTTAGCTTGCTGAAAAGTCGGAGCAACATAGAATACATCCTTCTCTTTACTTTTTAGTCCTTCAATAATAAGGGTCCAAGCAGCGAGACGAGACTTTCCAAATCTTCGTCCTGCAGCAACCACTTTAAAACGGTGATTATCATTAAATACTTCCGTCTGCTTGGGGTGAAGTTCTACTCTAAGGTTAGCCACGCTGTTCCTCCGAGTCTACGTCTATCACCTCATAGTCAATCTGTTCAGTTTCTCTGGCAGCTATCTGGGGTGTGCCAGTTGTAACAATCTGTACCTGTATTGCGTTAGACCTACCCTGTCCCTGCTTTTCAAAATGACTGATAGGTAGGAGCCTATCGATGCACATCTTAAGACAAGCCACCTGATCCTTGTCATCATCGTCCATCGCCTTACGGAGGACAGTCTCAATTACCTTCTCACCGCTGGTAGACAACAGACGAGCATAAAATTCTTTGATTCTTGCTGCTTCTCCCGGAGGACGTCCTACAGCATTTCTGTGTTTCTTAGACTCAAGCACCTCTTTACGAGGTCTTCCTCGTTTAGGCTTTGGCTTATCCATTTAAGGGGCCTTTCTATAGGGGACAAACAAACTGATCGGGTCTATATAGTTCCTATGTAGTGAAGTTTACATAAAAGATATTACTTAAAGAGTTACTTAAGAACTAACTTGAAGGATAATTATAATTATATTCACAGTTATCTCTTAAGAGTTATCTGTTTACCTATATAGTGCATTTATTATAGCATACTTTTTAGCATTTGTCAAGTACTTTCTACTCTTTAGGGCTAAATAGTGTACAGGTTAGGGCTTCAAAGTGTACAGATTTGCACAACTTTTCCTGTCAAGCCCTACAATTTCATAACTATTTGATTTGTATAGCCTTTTTCTAGTCCTATTTCGTCTTATTTAGGGCAGTTTTCCCACTGTATAATCCCTATTTTACCTTCTGTTGTGTGTTGTAGGGTGCAAATACACGCAACCCATTGTGTCACCCCCTCCCCCGTGTCTCTAAAATACAACAGTTTCTGAGTTGGCACGGAAATTGCATAGCAAAAACCATGCCAATAGGTAGAGACTATCGAGTCTGGGTAGGCAAGAGGGAGAGACTATTAAGTACCCTATACAGCCATACAGTACTGTACAGGCATACATTAGGGTTTTCCCTAGCTTGTATATTGCAGTGCAATAGTAGTAATATCCTTATATCGAATAGATAGTTATCTAATCGATTCGTTCTTTAATCACTTGCTAAAGGAAAACACCATGAATTTCGAGCATTCAGGAAAAGAGCTTGCGAAAGTGGAAACTAACGCAGGACAAAAAGCTGTAGCAATAATCAAGGATTGTCTTATAAGTATCAGTAAGCCGGAACAGATGGATGAATTTTTAGATAGTTATCTAAACTTCAGAATCAATAACGGCGAGACTGAAAAAGAAGCAAAGAATTATCGCAGTAGAGTAAAAGCAGTGCTCAAGAATTGGAAAGAAGCGGATAAGCGGACAGCAATATATGATTATCCTACTCGATCTGTTCAGTTACTAGCGAAATTCGCTAGAGAGTTAGGAAAGCCCCCGAAGACAGATGAATCGGTAGAGGGTTCGCAGGATGAATCAGTGACAACTGAGACCCTTCTAAGCTTGGGAGATATATCGGCGGAATTGGATCGGTTAGCTCAGCACTTGCATCATCACGGGCGATTCGATCAAGCTGAACGGTTGATGGTACTAGCTAGCGAGATCGTAGAGCCAGAGCTTGAGCCAGCGACAATGTAACAGACTAGGGAGGAAACTCCCTAGTTTCTTACACTTGACAATTCCCTGTTTTGTGGTAGTATTGTGTTTGTGGTTGTTGTTGATTGTTTTTAGCTAACTATCTAAGGAGATTCAAATGTTTAAATTGTTCAAAGTTTCTTTAAAGTTTAATCGAGCATTAAAAAACCGTGGTGGGCGTTTCCTTACTGTCTATCAAAAAGGTCAGAAAGTTAACGGTAAAGTGTTGACAACTAATCCTTTCTATGCTAAAGTACAATCTGCAAGAACAGGTAAAGTATTGTTTGTCAAGAACTGGTCAGTGTCTTTTGTTGTTGCTGATCACAAGGTGATTTTTTAGATAACTATCTAAGGATTCCAATGCTATCAAGAACCAGTAAGTTAGGATGTTTTTCATGGAGTCTACAGGCTTGGGATGATTGTCCCGGCTCTGTAGATTCTAAAGGAGAGGCAGTCGATGCTTGTAAATTCTGTTATGCGAGGCAGGGTAACTACCTTTATCCTGATGTCAAGCGTGTTAGGGCTACTAATCGTGAGGATTGGCGGTCTGATGATTGGGTGGATCGGATGGTTTCTCGCCTCAAAAAGCAGAAATATTTTCGATGGTTCGATTCGGGCGATTGCTATTCTGTTTCCTTAGCGGAGAAAATCTATGCGGTTATGCAACAGACCCCTGATTGTAAACATTGGCTACCTACTAGAATGTATAAGTTTCCTAAGTTTAGCTCTATCCTTGGGCTTATGCGTGAGCTACCTAATGTCGCTGTTCGTTTCTCTTCTGACTCTGTTATAGGAGAGCTATTGACAGACAAGGGTTTATCGTCTACAATCATACCAGATAAGGATCATAGTATAGATGCATACAAGTGTCCTGCATATAATCAAGGTGGTAAGTGTTTGGAGTGTCGCAGTTGTTGGGATAAGTCTACTCCTGTGATAGCTTATGTCTATCATGGCAGGAGCAAGGCTAGGGTTATTAAAATCATGCAAGCAAAGGGATAATCATGGAATCATTATTGATGGTTGGTGTTGACGTAATCGATGACTACAAGAGAACTATTCGTATGCTCAACGATCTTATGTACGAGATGCATGATATGTGCGAGGATTCTTTACTTGACAAAGTGTACAATACTGTGCTATCATTGGAACAAGAACTAGATAAGGAGGTATTAAAGAATGAAGACTAATGAGCTAAAGCGTGGCAGTCGCATCAAACTGTCCAATGGTTGGGAGGCAGAGATTGCTGACAACATGAAGGGCAACACTCGCATGGCTACTGTGTATGGTGACTTTACTGAGACTGGCTCTGTCTATTCACATGACATCTCTCATGTCAAGATTGCTGACCAGTGGTTTCCTATCGAGCATACTCCTCAGCAGATCAAGCTTAAGGAACAGCTCAAGCGTATTGGGTTTTAGATAATTATCTAAGGAGTCTATAGTGGACAGTAACTTCGATATAGTGTATGAGGCACTCAAGCGTTTAGTAGAAACAGAGAGTGGTAACTACTGGCATGATGACCTGCCTCCTAGTATTGTTGACGCATTGGAAATCATTCGCAAAATAGAGGAAGGCGAACTATGAAAGCATATTTGATTGACCCGTATGAGCACAGCGTCACCAAGATAGACTACTCAGGAGACTATCACGACATTTATAAACTCATTGACTGTCAGACCTTTGACTGTGTAGGGTTTCGTGGCTTTGATGATACAATATACGTTGATGATGAAGGGCTGTATAAAGACAATAAAGAATTCTTTATTATTAAGGGATATCCTCAGCCATTGTGTGGTAAAGCTTTGGTCCTTGGCTATGATGTCGATGGTAATAGTATCGATCCTAAAGTATCATTGGAGAAGCTTAAAAGTATGGTAGCATTCATACCGTCATACTTTGTTATGGGGATTAGTTAATATCATGAAGCAGCGCAACTACGTAGCCAAGCACGCACAGCGTAGTGGTGCAGGTAAACATAAGGAGAAACCTATGAGAGAATATAATTATGATGATTGGAATGACATCGATGCAGACACCGTTGACTATAGTGCGCTAGAGCAATCTGAGGAGCGTATTGCAGAACTTAATCAGACTATCGAGGATATGAAGACTGATGAGCTGTACATCCTCTACCACATGATGAACGCTAGGACTAAGACTAGCCTTGAGGCTGTGTTTAAAGACTTAGACTTCTTGATTAAACTCCACAGTAAAGAGCTGATCGAGAAAGCTAAGAACTATAAACCTCAGGAGTTTTAATGTCTTCTTGGCTCATCATTGTCACTGGTGGTATCTATGCATATATTGCAGGCGAGCAAGGATTCAAGGGTAATATCCCTATGCTTATTGTCTATGCAGGATATGCCTTCTCTAACGTAGGTCTTTATTGGATGGCAACGAAATGAATCTGATACCTTTTTTGTGGATTATGTTTGGCACAATTTTGTTTGCATTGTGGAGGTCATATGGTGAAGGTTAGTGGTGTGCCTTATGAGGTAGAATTAATACAGGAAAACATCAGCAGAGGAGACACGATTGCTGAGCTTGAAAGGGAGAACTTTATGATCAGGGCTAGGATGCAAAGGCTTGAGGATGAGAACCGCACACTAGATGCCTTGGTATTTAAGCTCAACACAGAGCTTATAAACTTGAGGAACAGCCAATGCAAATGACTGAGTACGTGGACAATTGGCACAGAGCCTTTGGTAAGCTTCTAAATCAAACGCTAGATGGTATAACTCTATCATCCTTACAGAGTCCATGCGTTAGTATTTGTGAGCTATGCCAAGGGCTAGGTATCTGCAAAGGATGTGGAAGGTCTATCAAGGAGATAGAGTTGTGGTCTGGCTACTCAGATGCAGCCAAGGCTTCTATCATAGAGAAAAGTAGGGACAGACTAAAGGATTTATATGGCGAAGACTAAGAAAGTAGTGGAAGAAATAGTGACAGACTTGGCAGTTGCTAACTGTACTGAGTACGTTTCTATTGCGTTTGATCGGAATGGTAACTTATATGGTATAAATAAGTATGGTGAGTTGTCCAAGTACAATTGGAATACCCGTAGTTGGGAGTCAGTATGAGATGTCTTAGTTGCAATGCAGCAATGACAGACTTTGAGGCTACTCGTAAAGGTGTAAATACGGGACAGTACATTGACCTATGTAACCATTGCTTCTCTACTGTAAGTGATGATATACTAACAGAAGAGCGAGGAGACTTAGAAGAGGACGAAACTATTGAAGACGAATATACATACCATACTGATAGTACTGATCTGGACAGTGGTGTTGACATACTTCGTTAAGTATGTTAAAATATCTATGTAGTTACTAAGAAAGACTAAGTAATAATAATTTTAATAGATAGTTATCTATTTAAAGGACTCTTTAGTATGAACGATGAAGAACAAAGATTCATTGCTGAGACAGGTGAAGAAGCACACTACTGGTTTACTGTGTCTGATTTTGTTGCACTGTCCCTAAATGTTGGGCTTGATAAAATGCTAGAGGATGTGATACAATTAAGGGGTATCAAAATAAAGGAGACACAATGACCAAGGAAGAGAAGCTAGCTAAGGCTAGGGCATCAAGACGAAGCTCAGGCATCAAGCTACGTACTCCTATTCAGATATGGGATGAGGACAAGGTCAGTCTTCGTAAGTCAATCAATGCTAAGTGTTGGCATTGTTCTAACAGTCAGCGAGAAGAGATTACTTACTGCACTGTTACAAGTTGTCCCTTGTTTTTTGTTAGACCTTATCAACCAAAAGGAAACTAGATGGCTCAGCAATTAGTAACGCATCAACCATGTCAGGACTGTGGTAGTAGTGATGCACTTACAGTATACGAGTGGGGTAGTAAATGTTTTAGTTGTGGACAGACACGCAGGAACTCGCAAGAGTATTCACCTAAACTTACCAAGGTAGTATCTACCATGACCAACGTGCATGACATTGTATACAGCTCAATCTCTGAGCGTGGTTTAACTAGGGATACCTGTTTAACTTATGGTGTAGGCAAGAAGGACAGTCATTATTATTTTCCTTACTATGATGGTGAGGGTTTAGTTGCGTACAAGAAACGCAATGTAGCAGACAAGAAGTTTAGTATCGAGGGCGCATGGCAACAAGGTAAGCTGTTTGGTCAGCAGTTATTCTCCAAGGGAGGGAAGTATGTCACGATTACTGAGGGTGAGTTCGATGCTGCGGCAGCGTACCAGATGCTTGGTTCTAAGTATCCTGTGGTTTCTGTTAGGAACGGCGCTTCGAGTGCGGTTGCTGATGTCAAAGCTAATTACGAGTGGCTCGACTCATTCGAGACTGTGGTCATTTGTTTTGATAATGATGCTCCGGGCAGAGAAGCAGCTAACGCAGTGGCTGAAGTCATTGGAACTAAAGCCAAGATATTTAAAGGAACCCAAGACTACAAAGATGCCTGTGAATACTCGCAAGAAAACAAAAGCAAAGAGTTTGTAGACCTGTGGTGGAAGTCAGAACGATACACTCCTGATGGTATCATTGATGGCGCTGGCCTGTGGGAGATGGTCAATCAACCAGTCGAGCGTGCTAAGGTTCAGTATCCTTTCTCTGGTCTGAATGACTTGACATATGGTGTGCGTGAGGGCGAGCTTGTTACAATCACTGCTGGCTCAGGGCTAGGTAAGTCACAGTTTCTTCGAGAGATTGTGTATCATATCTTGCTCAACACTAATGACCACATTGGTTTGCTGTTCCTTGAAGAATCTGTGAAGCGTACTGCTAAGAGCATCATGAGTTTAGCAGCCAATAAACCATTGCACCTACCTGATACTGAGGTAACAGATGATGAACTTAAGTCTGCTTTTGACAGCACTCTGGGCACTGGTCGTGTGTATCTTTTTGATCACTTTGGCTCTACTGCAATCGACAACATTATCACAAGGGTTCGTTTCATGGCTAAGGCTCTTGATTGCAAGTATATTTTTCTTGATCACGTTAGTATCGTGGTATCTGCACAAGAGAATGGTGACGAGCGAAAAGCCTTAGACGAGATTATGACCAAGCTGCGAATGGTGGTTCAGGAGACTGGCATTGCACTGTTCTGTGTCTCGCATCTTAAGCGGCCTGACGGTAAAGGTCACGAGGAAGGCGCAAGTACCTCTCTGTCTGCTCTACGAGGCTCAGGATCGATTGGTCAGTTGTCGGATATGGTGCTGGGCCTGGAGCGTAACGGACAGGCTGAGGATCTCAAGGAGAGGCATACAACCAGGGTTCGGGTATTGAAGAACCGATTCAGTGGTCTGACTGGCCCTGCCTGTGGTCTCTACTATGATCGGATTACTGGGCGCATGAGCGAGACTATGATGGAGGAGCTATGACAGACCGTGAACTAGAGGATTTCATTAAATTTGGTGAAGAAAATATCGTTCAGAACGGGTACATGGTTGGAGGCGGCTGGGCAAAACACGCAATCACAATAGCCAAAGAATTGCGTAACCGACTAGCGCAGCCTGAACCGGAGCCTGTGGCGATTGGTGAAGAATGGAAGCCATGTGTAAAGTTGCCAATTGTTGTTCATGTACGAGAACAGCGCAAAGGCGAAACCCATGTAAGTACACGGGAAGGCATCACGCCAGTCAAAGAAGATGACCTAATCATGCGTGGTGTGGCTGGTGAGGAATACCCAATTGGTCGTGAATTATTTAATAGCACCTATACCTTTGACACCGCACCTGTACACACTATCGACATATCGCAAGAATGTGTCGATGAAACTGCAAAACATGAACATGAGTGGGTTGGTATGGTCAAACACAGTGGCGGTGGGGGTACGAGCGTGGGTGGGATAATGCATGGGAGCAAGCAGAGGAACGGCAAAAGCGTGAATGGGTTGGGCTGACGGATGAGGAAATACATGAAATTAGACTCAAAACCTTGGATAGCGTAGCGACAAACTACGAAGCATACCGAGCCATCGAAGCCAAACTAAAGGAGAAGAACACATGAGTCATCCTGATCAGCGATACGGTGATAGAACCTACTCTCAGTTCGGGGAGGACTTAATACTTCTTAATATACTTGACAAACTAGAAATTAAGAAGGGCAGCTACTTCGATGTTGGGGCACACCATCCTTTCAACATCAGTAACACTGCCTTGTTGTACGAGCGTGGACACTCAGGGATCTGTGTGGAGGCAAACCCAAACCATATAGAGGCTTTCAACAGGCATCGTGGTAGGGATATGATACTAAATGTTGGAGTAGGGCCTGTGGCTGGTGAGCTGGAGTTCTTTATGGTAGATGATTTCTCAGGCAGGAACAGCTTTGACTACGATACGGTGCTTCAGTTTATTAAGCTGCACCCTGAGTTCAAGCTAAATAAGGTAGTACCAATAAAGGTTGTAACTTTAGACAGTCTGTATGCTCAGTATGGTGTACCTGATTTATTGTGTATCGACATAGAAGGGCTGGACTACCCTGTGCTTCAGACGATGTTGGGTAGGCCTAAGATCATCTGTGTGGAGAATCATGGGAAGGTAGAATACTTTGATAACTTGCTAAAACTTCTAAAGTATGATAAAATATTTAACACAATAGGAAATGGGATCTACATACATGAGAGTTGCGCTGGACATCGAAACTAATCTAAAGCACGATACTATTTGGTGTTGTGCTACATATAATATTGACACTAAGGAAACAAAGGTATGGACAAAGGCAAGCGAGCTGAGCCAATATATTCAGAAGGCAAGTCTACTCATAGCGCACAATGGTATCAGCTTCGATTTTCCAGTATTGAACAGACTCTGGAAGACATCGATAAGAACCAAACAAGTTCGGGATACACTGGTTATGTCAAGACTAGCAAACCCTCAAAGAGAGAACGGACACAGTCTAAAAAGACTAGCCACGCTGGTGGGAAGGGAGAAAAAAGAATACGACAACTTCGACAGCGGGTTAACAGACGAGATGATGGAGTACTGTAAAGAGGACGTAATCATATGTGGTGAGCTTTACCTATACTTGATGCAAGAACTACAGGGATTCTCTGAGCTGAGCATAGAGTTGGAGCACGATGTGCAGGCAATTGTGGCTGGACAAGAGAAGCATGGGTTCTTATTGGATAGAAGCATGGCCTGTGTCTTAGTAGCTTCTTGGAAGGCTAGGCTGTCAGAGATTGAGGAGAATCTACAAACCATATTCACACCCATACGTACCCAAAGAGTTAGCGAGAAGACAGGCAAGCAGTTAAAGGAAGACGTAGAGGTATTCAATCCGGGGTCTAGGCAGCAGATAGCTAAGAGGCTTATGACACTGGGCTGGAAACCTAAAGAGTTTACCCCATCAGGAGAGGCCAAAGTAGATGAGACAATCCTTTCAGGAATTGATTTACCAGAAGCTAAACTTATTGCCGAATACCTGCTCGTTCAGAAGAGGGTCAGTCAGGTTGAGTCATGGCTTGATGCTGTTCAAGAAGATGGGCGTGTACACGGTAAGGTCATCACCAACGGGGCAGTCACAGGACGAATGACTCACCATAGCCCTAACATGGCACAGGTTCCCAGTAGCTCTAGTCCTTGGGGTCATGAGTGTCGTAGTTGTTGGACAGTACCTGAAGGTAAGTTGTTAGTTGGTGCAGACGCTAGTGCCTTAGAACTTAGGATGCTTGCTCATTACATGAGGGATCAAGAGTATGTCAAGACAGTCACAGAAGGATCGCAAGAGTTGGGAACTGATGTCCACACGAAAAACCAGAGGGCTGC